GCTGGCGTAGGTACAGGAATAGGTGCTGGAGCAGGGGTAGGGGTTGGAGTAAATGTTGGGAAGAATGGTGGGAAGAACGGGAAGAACGGTGGGAAGAACGGTGGGAAGAATGGGAAGAATGGTGGGAAGAACGGTGGGAAGAATGGGAAGAATGGGAAGAATGGTGGGAAGAACGGTGGGAAGAATGGGAAGAACGGTGGGAAGAATGGTGGGAAGAACGGTGGGAAGAACGGTGGGAAGAATGGGAAGAACGGTGGGAAGAACGGTGGGAAGAACGGGAAGAACGGCGGAACTGTATTAACTGTAGAAGTAGTATTTGAGTTAGCCGAAGTTCCATTTGCATTTACTGCTGTTGCATAATAAGTTTGTGATCCTGGGGTTGCTCCTGGATCGCTGACAGTTGTGCTAGTGGCAGTTCCAGATAATCCAGTTGAATTATTTCCGTCAGAACCGTAAACATTTTGTGATGATAAAGCTTTTCCTCCATTTGCACCAAGGTTCCAGCTTACAGTATTTACGTTGGCCGATGTGGCAGAAGCTGTAACAGATTGAGGAGCTTGAGGAACTGTAGTTATTGTAACTGAACCACTTGTTGTTGGCAAAGAAGATCCAGCATTATTTGAAGCTACTACAGTAAATGTATAAGATGTAGCTGAAGCTAAACCAGTAAATGTATAAGATGTACCAGTTGTAGTCTGAGTTGTTGAAGCAGGAGTTGTGGTAATTGTATAAAGAGTTGCTGGTGGTGAGGCTGCTGGTAAAGACCAAGATAGGTTAGCTGCTCCATCATTATATGCTCTATTAGTTCCTACATCAGAAGCAGACAATCCAGTTACAGCATTTGGCTCTAAGAAGTTGTCTTGTGCTGAGGACTTTATACCTCTCTTTTTATTAATTGCCATCTTTTTCTCCTATCAAATTTGATTAAGCTGTCAAGTCTCCCATGACTACCCAGGTATCTGTTGCTCTCTTAAATAGAGTAGCAGAAGACCATCTTGTTCTAAGTTTTAATCCTGGAGTTCCATTAACTGTAACTCCCGCTGCTCCAGCAATTGTAACTTGTCCAGTATTTGTCTGTAGTATATCGATAGATGTTCCTACAGGAAATGCTAGAGTTGAATTTGTTGGAATAGTTATTGTTGTAGCTGATGTTGAATCAACTTCAATAAAGTTGTCTCTTTCTGTTAAAGCACCTAGAGTATAAGATGCTGTTTTTTGCAAAATTGTAGTTCTTGAAGGAACTCCTTCTTTTGTCTGTGTTCCATCAGTAAATACTACTCCAGAAGCCGCAACTGTTACTGTACCAGTAAATGTTGGGTTTGCTGTTGGTGCCTTGGCATCTAATTGAGTCTGGATTGCGGATGTTACGCCATCAAGATATCCAATTTCAGTATCAGAAACTCCAGATACTCTATATTGAACTGTTGAAGAATCTACTGCCAAGGTACCTGGTGTAGTTTCTGTTAAACCTGTTCCAGCAGCAACTGCTTTTGCTGCATTAAATGGTGCATATGTAACATTTGTTGTTCCAATTGTAATTGCTGATGTATTAGAGCAAACATATCCATATCCTGAGTTCACAGTACCCTCAAGTACTAATGTAAAGTCTCCACCAGCTAATTCTCCATTAGGAGTATTATCTGCATCAGTTGCTCTAGTCCATGCACCTGAAGCAACTACATAAATACCATTTTGTGTTTGAGTTGTTTGATCTTTAACAAGAACACGATCTCCAGCTATTACTGCTACGCCGTCGATTGTTTGAGTTCCGCTAAGTGTAATATTACCTGTTGTAGCAACACGTACTGGCTGATGGAAATTAATTCCAGCAGATACGTTATCAACATATGCCTTAGTTGCTGCATGTGCGTCTTGTGTAGGCGCACCTGAAAGTGTAAGTGCTCCTGTCATTGTTCCGCCAGAAAGCGATAGCTTAGCGTCTAATGCTGTCTGTGTTGCAGTTGATACTGGCTTATTTGCGTCTGCAGTATTGTCTACATTTCCAAGTCCAACCATTGATTTACTAACACCTGAAACAGTTCCAGTAAATGTTGGTGAAGCAATTGGAGCATATGTTGAGGCTGCAGTTGCTGAAGCTAATTTAGAATCAATTTGTGTTTGAATTGCTGATGTTACTCCGTTTACATACCCAATTTCTGTTGAAGAAACATCTCCTATAGAAGTTGTTCCTGGAAGAGTAACTGTTCCAGTGAATGTAGGGCCTGCAAGATTTGCTTTTAGGTCAAGTGCTGATTGAGTTAAAGAAGATATTGGCTTATCTGTATCAGCAGTGTTGTCAACATTTGCTAACCCTACCATAGACTTTGTAACGCCACTTACTGTGCCAGTAAATGTTGGAGAAGCAATTGGTGCATAAGTTGAAGCAGCTGTTGTTGATTCTAGCTTAGCGTCTAATTGTGTTTGAATTGCTGATGTTACTCCGTTTAGTGTTGCAATTTCTGTATCAGAAACGTTTCCAATAGATGTTGTGCTTGGAAGTGTTATAGTTCCTGTGAAAGCAGCACCTCCGCTGAGGTTTGCCTTTAAGTCAAGTGCTGACTGTGTAGCAGTTGATACTGGCTTATCTGCATCAGATGTATTGTCAACATTATCCAAAGAGACATCGTACTTTGTTAATCCAGTAGGACCATTTATAACTGGTGATGTTAAAGTTTTATTGCTTAATGTTTCTGAACCAGTCAATGTTACAAAGTTGTCATCTGATAAAGCTGCATTAAATTCAGCTACAGTTCCAGATAGTGTATTATCTGTTAAATCAATTGATTTATTTGATAAAATTTGGGAATCATTTGTACCCACAACCTCTCCAGATGGTAGAGATTTTCCTAAAACTTGTGAGCTAGATAAAACTATATTTCCATCAATCTTATAAGTTTTATCTGATGGAATTACAATATTTTCAGAAGATGACCATGCGCTATCTGATAGAGACCATGTAAAGAGCTTGTCTGTGTCTCCCTTTAGAGATATACCTCCACCATTAGCAGTTGCATTAGAAGGACTATCTGTGTCTCCTAAAACAATATTTTTATCTTCAACTGTAAGATTTGTTGTATTTATATTTGTAGTTGTACCATTAACTGTTAAGTTTCCAGATAAGGTTAAGTCTGTACCATTTACTGCACCAGTAAATGTTGCACCAGCAAGCGGTGCATATGCAGACAAATTAGATGTAAGTGCTATTGTTCCGCTATTGTCTGGAAGAGATATTGTTCTGTCTGCTGTTGGATCTATTGCAATTAATGAGGTTTCAAATCCATCATGTGTAGCACCCTCGAAATTAATTCCACCATTTATATCAATTCCATTTTCAACAACTGCAGCTGTCAATGTTTTGTTTGTTAAATTTTGTGTTCCTGTCAATGTTGCAACTGTTGAATCTATATCAATTGTTATTAAATTATTTACATCATCATAAGTTTTTACAAGACCTTCTCCAGCAACCAATGAGTCATTTACTGAGTCTTGAGCAACTTCTGCTAATTCTGCTTTAGTGGCAATAACGGATGTATCAACGGCAACTGTGATAGTATTTGCTCCGTCATTATAGGTTTTTGTAATACCAGTTCCTGCAACAAGAGCTGTATTTACAGCATCTTGTGACAATTCATCAATGCTTGGTATTTGTGAATATGGAACTTTTCCTGAGCCGTCAAGTGTTGCTACACCGCCAGCTGTTCCCTTTTCTGATAATAAAATATAATCATCTACTGTATTTGATAGCGCATAGTCTAAGCTATTCCATGCTGTTACGCCATCACCAAATTTAAACGTATTGGTATCTGTTTCAATACCAATTTCACCCGCTGCTAATGTTGGGTTTGCGGTATCCCATTGTGAAGAGGTTCCTCTTCTAAGTTGAATTCTTACTGTTGCCATTTTGTTTTATACCCCTATATTAGAATTATACCACTTGCTTATTTTACTAGGAAACCACTCCTGAATCAAATGTAAGAGCAAATGATGAGCTACTTGGGGAACCGCCGTCGGCAAATTTAGTAGCCTCAGTAACGACCCCCGTATCACCAATAGAATATATTGGCGAGCCATTGTAGTCAATGGCTAAATCTAAATCATTAAATCCCATGTCATTAGAATCAGATATATCTATCCACTGATTATTGACTTGGATTTGTAATTTATTATTGTCTGAATTATATCTAAGGGGTACTGAGCCTAGTGTCACCTGTCCAGATTGGACTACTAGATTATTTTTGACCTTAAAGTCTCTATTTAATGTTGCCACGAGTTCACTGTCCCCCGAAATTTTAGGTGGGGGACTAGCCCCCACCAATTAATATTTAATTGTTAAGCTAGAAGTGTAGCGTGAGCCATTACTTCTGTATTGTTGTGAGCTGGAGTTACAAGAAGTCTAACATTTCCGCTATTAATATCAGCATCAATTGTCATTAGTGACCCATTTGTAGTTGTAATTCCATACTCATTTAGAGCAATATTATCTGAAGTATCAAGTGTTACTATTATTTCAGAAATATGAGTGTGTGATCCATTTTTAGCTTTTACTAGAATTTTAGCAGATCTGTAATCTGTCTTATTCCAGCTTATTGCTGTTGTTGAAGCTGCTGTAACGATATTTCCTGTTGTAGCTGCAATTTGACGAGATACTGAATTTACATCAATTGCTGTGAAATCAGTTGTACCATCTAGAACATCATCTAGAGCTGCCTGTGCAGTTGATTCTGCAGCAGATTGTGCTGCAGATTCTGCTGCATCTACATACTGCTTAGTAGCTGCATGCAATGCATTTGAAGGATCTGCATGTAGCGTTAATGCACCTGTAAGTGTTCCACCAGCTAAATCTAATTTACCTGCTAAATTGTTTGCTATTGTTGTAAAATAGTTTGCATCATCATTAATTGCTGCTGCAATTTCATTTAATGTATCTAATAATCCTGGAGCACCATCTACAAGGTTTGTTATTGCTGTGTCAACATATGATTTATTAGCAATAACAGAGGTGTCTACTGAAAATTCACCAGTTCCACCATTATAGCTTAATCCTGAGCCAGCGCTTACTGCACCACGAGCACGTGTATCTGTATAATAAAGATTTGTTCCCTCTTCAATATCAGTTGTTGTAAGTGCATTTATTTCATCATCTGTATAGCTGTTTGCTGCTGCTTCTGCTGCAGATGCTGAACCCCAAGCGTCGTAAGTATTTGCTGTTACAGAAAATGTTCCTGTTGAGGAATCATAAGACAATCCTGTACCCGCAGCCATTGCATTTCTTGCACGGCCATTTGTAAAGTATAGGTTTGAAGAACCCTCTTCTATGTCATCTGTATCTAAACCATTTACTAAATTATCTGCATAAGTTTCTGCTGCAGCTTGTGCACTGCCAGCTGCTGCTGATGCTGCACCTGCTGCGTCGTAAGCAGCCGATGTAGCGTCCAAAGCTCTCTGGTTTGTAAAATATAGGTTAGAACCCTCAGATAAATCATCTGTGTTATGGTTTGATAAGCTTGAAACTGTACCAGTTACATCACCAGTTAAATTAGCTGTTATTGTTCCAGCTGAAAAGTTTCCTAAACCATCACGCTTAACTACTGTATTTGCAGTATTGGCAGAGGTTGCTTGACCGCCGATGAGATCAATAATATAAGATTCATCTGCACTTGATTTGGTTAATATGTCATAGCCATTTACGGTAGCTGTACTTCCTTCAACTACCAGGCCGTTTTTTACTCTAAAATTTTTATTTACTGTTGCCACTCTGACAACCCCCTTGTTTAAGCTTTAAGCGCAGTCCTAGCAAATCTTGCTGTAACAGCAGAACTTGTAGGAGTTACGCATAAGCTAATTATACCTGCATTTGATTCAAATGTAACATTTGCTAGGTTATTTGATGTATTTGATATGATATTGGATTCAGACACGTTAATATCTGTCCCATCATTCAGTAGCAGGTAGTCAGAAGATACGTATTCGCTACCTCTTGATATTTGTAAGCTATATTTAATTGTTCTATATGTACTAGAATTAAAGCTATCTATAGTGGTCTTGTTTTCTATACCAGTAATAGTTAGGTCATTATTTCCAGCCAAACCTAGTTTTGTGTTTATTAACTCTACGTCTTCATCTTTTGCATATTCTAAATCTAAATTAACATTTTCCCAAAGACTGGTGGAAGAGTTATACTGTAGAATTTGTCCGTCTTGTGGATTTGTTATTGATACGTTATGAAGTTCTTCTATTTCAAAACCGTTTTGAATCTTAACAAACATGGAGCCAGTGTTTGCTTGACCGCCCCTGATAACAATTCCTAAAAATACTAAATGAGATGGAGCAGATGGTTTATTGGCTAACCCAAATAATAAATTGCCAGAGGTGCCCAGCCAAACTGGGTCTCCATCGTTTGCACCAGATGTATTTATACCCTGAAGTAAACCTTCAGATACAACTTCGCCCTCTGCGCCATTTTCAATTGCTTGTCTTGTTATTCCAAAAGTTTTTGTAGATGTTGATTCTGCTGTATTAGATGCAAGAGATACTCTGAGTTTTCCTGATGCCCCTACTGCACCACTTACATATACTGCTTTACCTTTAAGAATTTGAGATCCAGTATTATTACTTACTGTTTCATAAATTAATTTTGCTTCTGTGCTTGCTGGAGCATTTTCAATTGCTGTTAATCTATAATCTAAAGATGTAGCGTCTGTAGAATTATTTACACCAACTTTTTCTTGTAATGCTTCTATAGCATCATTAACATTTGTGTGTAATTGAGCATGACCTTGTAAAGAATCTGTACCTGCTGGATTTGATAAGTTATCTAAATTTGTTGGGAAATTAGTTGCCAATTTCGCCTCCGTCTAGTAATGTAAAGTTTTCACTTATAGGATTACTATATGATGAATTAGGACTGCCGCCATCAAGTCCAATTATAGCAGGAATTGTTTCTACAACAGAAGCATTATTGTTTAAATCATCATTAAAGTTTATAATGTTTTGTACATCTATTGTGTGAACTTCTCCATCATAACTGTGTGTATGCATATAAAATGGAGAAGGCTTGTTGTCCATTGAAAGTTCCCAAACATAGCCTGTCCACTTCCATGTGACACCATTGCTTGTATGTTTTTGATCAAGCGTTGGTGATGAAGGAAAAATAGTCGCCATAAATCAATTATACCTCAGATAAACTTATTACCACTTATTTAAAGGGCAAGCTGCGTGTTCTAGTTTAACCTTTAAATTCATAAAACATCCGCATTTTTTACATTGTTTTGTTGTTTGGATCAATTGAGGGCATGAAAGACATAAATTATATCTTTCATAGGCTACCTCATCACTAGCTCTTGGTGAATCTGAATTTAATAAGTCCCATGGCCTAGTGTCTCCCAAATTTTTTTTATATCTTTCCCATGGTGATTCTTTTGACATTTATATTCCTTTGATAGTATAAGTAAATTTTATCATATTATTTTAACTTAAACAATACTAATATAGTCTCATTCCAGAGAATGATGGGAACCAAGGTCCGAATCCTGGGAAGAACGGTGGGAAAAACGGTGGGAAGAATGGTGGGAAGAAAGGAGGAATATCATCTGGAGGTAACGCTGGGAAGTAAGGAGGGAAGAATGGTGGGAAGAATGGTGGGAAGAATGGTGGGAAGAATGGTGGGAAGAATGGTGGGAAGAATGGTGGGAAGAACGGTGGGAAGAATGGTGGTTGTGTTCCTGAACCACCACAACCTCTTGAATTAGCCTCAATCAAATTGCCAAATCCAGTAAATACTGGCTCAGAACAAATCTGATAAGTTCCATCATTACATAACTTTCTTGTTCCAGTATATATACCCTGATAAACATCTTCTCCATTACATGTAGGAATTATTACCTGATAAGATAAACATTCTCCACATGCTGGTGGGAAATAAGGCGGGAAGAATGGTGGGAAGAACGGCGGGAAGAACGGCGGGAAGAATGGTGGGAAGAACGGCGGGAAGAACGGCGGGAAGAACGGCGGGAAGAATGGTTGAGGATTGCAGACTGAGCAGCTTGTTGTTATAATTGTAAATGCTTGAGAAACTGAAGCTCCAGTTTGATTTGGATCACTCCACATTCTTAGCGTTGCTGTTTTAGCAGTCCCACATGTACCAACATATCCAGTCCATGAACCAGAGCTTCCAGAACCATTTACTGTAGGTGTCCATCCAGTAGAAGCAAAAACTCTCCAAGATTGAGCATTTGTTCCGCTAAAGGCAATAGATATATCAGTACAGCTACTACTTTCTACTATTGAATTAATTACAGGAGATGGTGGGAAATAAGGCGGGAAGAACGGCGGGAAGAACGGCGGGAAGAACGGCGGGAAGAACGGCGGGAAGAACGGCGGAGCAACATAATTCCAATACACAAAAGATACGCTTTCTCCAAAAGAAAGGGTTGCAATATTAGAAGGAGATTGGCTTTTTACAAGTCCATTTAAAGATATGTCAGATGTATCTTCAGAAGACTCACTATAATTTAAAGCAAGGGCAGATAGGTTCGTTTTAGCTTGAGATCTTGATATCCCTACTATATTTGGTACATTAGATTTTCTTTTTCCGTGCCTACCATAGAAGCTTTTATGTAGCATATCATGAACTCAAATCGCCCATAGCGACCCACAGATTTAATCCTCTTTTAACTATTGTAGCAGAGCTCCATTGTGCACGAAGTTTAAGTCCAGGAGTTGCGTTAATAGTTACACCAGCAGATCCAGCAATAGTGACTTGAGAAGATCCCGTTTGGAGTATATTGACTGTAAACCCTACTGGAAAATCAGAAGAATCATTTATTGTTAAAGTACCTCCGCTAGACATTTCTATCATTTTGCCTAAATCTGAAGTTAAAACAGTATAACTTGAGGTTTGGCTATTTGTAGAAACATAAAGATCTGTTTCAGATAATGCTCTATACCATGAACCTCCGTGTGAAAAATACATGGAGCCATTATCATGGACATGTGCCCATCTTCCATGATTGTCAGAAGCTGAAGGTAAGTTAGCTATTGATGAATAAACTGGTATAGATATTGAAGAATATGTAAAGTCTGAAGAATCTAATTTAAGATCTAATTCAGTTTGAGTAGCAGTAGAAATTGGTTTATTTAAGTCAGATGTATTGTCTACATTTCCAAGACCTATCATTGATTTACTTATACCATTTACAGTCCCAGTAAATGTAGGGGAATTTATTGGAGCATATGTTGAAGATGCAGTAGAAGAATCTAATTTGTTACCAAGAGAATTGCTAACTGTTGTAGCAAAATTTGCATCATTTCCAAGTGCTGCTGATAGCTCATTTAAAGTATTTAATGTTTCTGGCGCAGAAGCAACAATATTTGAAACAGCATTATTTACATAAGTTTCAGTTGCATATCCAGTTAGGCTTGGAATTGTTGGAGTATCTGTTAAATCATTATATGAACCACTAAAAGGTGTTGGAGTATTTGTTAAAGAATTATAGTCTCCGTCAAAAAGTGTTGGCTTATTGCTTAAATCATTATAAGATCCGCTGAATAAGGTAGGCAAATTAGATAGGCTATTATAATTACCGTCAAATATTGTTGGAGTGTTTAAAATATTTTCCCACATAATATTTGGAATATCTCTTCCATCAATATTTAGTCTATTACCTGAACCAATTAATGACCAATATTGTGTATTTGTTGTTGGAAGACTTTCATTATCATAATTTGCTACATATATATTGCCTCCGTCCCAAACTATATCTCCAGCTAAATATCTTGTGTTTTCTGCTCCTGCTGTTTGATAGTGATACGGAGTCCATTTAACTGCACCTAACGCAATAGATGGTTTATCTGTCAAATCATTGTAGCTTGTTACAATTTCAGAATCTCTAGCTATATTAGATGGAATTTGGCTATCTGGTAAAACTCCAGAAGAGTCTAATGTTGCCACTCCATTAGAAACACCTTTTTGGGATAAAGGAATAAAACTTTCTGTTGTGTTAGACAAATTAAAATCTAAAGTATTAACTTGACTATACAAATCATCTAACTGAGCCTGAACCTGTGATGTTGTTCCGCTAAGTCTAGTAATGTCTGTATTGGTTAAAGAAGATGCTGGAAGTGTTTGCCATGAAGTGTCATAATCTGTATTTGATGCTTTTACAAGAAACTGTCCTGTCGAGCCTCCAGAGGCAGCATTACCCGCTGGACCTGGAGCTCCTGTGGTACCTTGAGGCCCCTGCAATCCTTGAGGCCCCTGCGGACCTTCTGGCCCTTGTGGACCTTGTGGACCAAGAGATACTTCTACCCAATAGGATCCATCATAAACATAAAGTTTTGCATTATCATTGTCATACCAAATCTTTCCTTCAACTGCTATCTCTTGTCCAGGTAATGTTGTACTTACATGAGCAACTGCGGCGGCGCCTAGGTCTTCCCAGTTGTCATTTGTATAATATCTTACTTTTTTAGAGATTGTATTAAAATACAAATCTCCATTAGAAGCAATTAAAGGATCAGATTCTAATCCTACAAGGTTTAAGGGGACTTTAAATTTACGAGCCATTTTTACCCTTAACCGATAACTACTACTCTATACTCTCCAGCTGAAGGTGCTACTGCAAACTTAATAGTTACCGCTGTGGTTGATGTGTGTTCAACGTCTGCCTCTATTTGTGCATATGGAGAAGCAACTTCATAAATTTGCACAACTACATCTTTTGTTCCTAAGTTGTGAGTTACAGTATATGATGTGGCTGATGTGCTAAGTGTAGCCTTATATTTTCTAGTTATCTCATGATAGTTGGTTCCATCATTTGTTAATGTCCACTGATCGTCTGTCTCATTCCAAAGTAGCTCTACATCAGAAGAAGTTCCTCTATTTACCTTTAATCCAGCATTTGCAGAAGGAGCACCAGTTACATTTGTATTAAGTACAACTTTATTATCAACAATATTTACTTCAGTTGTGCTTATAGAATTAATTGAACCCTGAACATCAAGGTTTCCGTTAACTGTTAAATTACCAGCAACTGTAACATCATCTGGCAATCCAATTGTTACCGCTGCAGATTCAGATCCAGATCCAGATACAGTAATTTCATTTGCTGTTCCTGTAATTGTTGCTATATAATTTCCAGTAGTGTCTGTCCCAAGTGCTACGGAGTTAGGCTGTACTGTTGTAGTGATTGTTACATCGCCTAAATTGGTCATTGTTGCTGATCCAGCAACATCTCCAGACAATGTAATTACTGTATCTTTAGCTAAGCTAACATGGCCATTTGTAACAGAAAAATCTGTTGAATTAAAACTAGCAACACCCTTATTTGAAGATGTTGCATCTTCTGCTGATATAGTTATTGTGTTTCCAGAAACTGATGTATCAATTCCTTCACCACCAGCAACAGTTAATGTTTCTGTAAGTAGAGAAATTGTATCTGATCCAGAATCAGAAGATATATTTAAATCTGTAGATATTGTTGAGCTGCCCGCAGCAGTTAATCTACCCTGTGCATCAACCGTAAAGGTTGGAATTTCTGTTGATGACCCGTAAGAACCAGGTGTGACTGACGTGTCATCTAAATCTATAGTTGTTATACCAGAAGCATCGCTGTATGTAGATGTTAATCCTACGCCACCTGATATGGAAGAACCAATTAAATCTTGAATAACCTCTGCTGATCCAGAAGTTGGAATCCATTGAGTTCCATTATAAAAGTAAAGTGTATTATCACTGGTATCGTAGTAAACTTGACCAGATACTGGGCTGCTTGGTGCAGACCCTAAGTTTTGAATTCGAGCATTGAGTAACTCATTCTTGTTTAAATCAATGCTTACTAAAAATTTTCTTGCCATATTCTATGCTCCCTTAAGACAGGTACGCTGTCCCTGAAAATGGCTGTGCCATAGTCAGTGTTAAAGTGTTAAGACTATTATAGTCGATTCCAGTTTCTAAAACATCTCCAGCACTAGACTTAACAGTAACGTTTGGACTAAACCCAAGATTATGCTCTATTTCTACTGAATATAATCCATTTGATGGCCCTAAAACTTGAGCCATTTCCCATGAATATTCATAAGATACTTCTTGAGCTAATTTAATTACTGTTGCGCCAGACCAAGACGTCTGAGAAGGCTTTGGACCATAAAACTCGCTTGTTAATTTATTATAATAGAAATCCCCTTCAGTTCCTAGATTGTTTGATGGAGAGCCATTTCCATTAAGAATGGTTCTACCAGCTAATCCTTGAACTCCTGGGGAGCTGACGATAACTTTGTTTACATTTTCTATTACTTTAACATTATTTGTCATATAGTAACCGATCTACTTAAAGTCAAAAACCCTTCGAGGAGTTTTGTTTTATTTAAATTAGAATCGGTTAACATAAGGTCATAAGCGGACTTTGGATAGAATAATTTATTCGTTTGTGTTGGTGTCATTTTGCATGTTATCGTTCCTGATAATGCATCAATAGTAATGCCACCATCTGGTGAATTTAAAGAGAAAGCTAATTTGCTTCCACCTTTTGTATCCCTAACCTGAAGCTTTGCAAAAGCTCCTGTTAGATCTATTGGATTGCCATCTGAATCTTCATACTCTACTGTAAAAATGAAAGTAGTATTCTGATCAACTTCCCAATTTTTTTGTCCTGCCATATGCTAAGGCCTCCTAAAATAGGAAAACTCCTATGCTTAATTTTAGCATAGGAGAAATCCTAATCGACTACTTATTTATGCCTTTTTTGTAAAACCAAAGCTTGGCTCGTTTGGATTTAGCGCCTTTAGAATTACTGGCAGGCATGCTGCAATTCCACCCTTAATTAAATCTCCTGGGTCTGTGTTACCAGTCATGTATAGGGCAATAGCGGCACCTAAAAAGTGACGACCATAACTTGCTAACGCTGCTAGAATTTTCTCTTGCATTGTTACCTTTCCATCATTATTTAGATCTTGTTTCATTTAAGACCTCCTATTTCTGGGCGGTGTGCCCAGGAATTTTGGGTTTTATCCCAATACTATTATTGTATCACTAAGCTGAAATATCTACAATTTCACAATTTCCATCTGATGTACAAGCTAAAGTCTGTGTTCCGCTTGTTCCATCTTCGGTTTCATAAAATGATAAATCTGCCCAACGAATATTTTTTGGCATTTGAGAAAGAAGAGTTTCATATTCTTCTTTTGTTACCTCTTGATATGGTGCTTGCTTATAACTATGATCTGAATGCGGCAAGAATGAAATTCCTGACACTTCATCAAAATGCTTATATACCCAAGCTCCTACTTCCATCCACTCATCTTCTTTAACAGATACAGTAATAGATGGCTTATGCTCACACCATGCACGTTGATAAACCAACCAAGTGTTTAAATGGTCAATTGCAGTCAAATCATTTCTTACAATTGCACCTTCTGGTGCCTTTACAGGAAAGGAGAATACATATGTATCATTTGGCTTCATAAAGTCATCTTCTACTGGGATTCCGACCTCCTTTAAAAATGTTGACAGAGGATCTTTCTTGTCTCCACGAACTGTACGGATATAATACTCTGAATGCCATGCATGCATTCCAGAAGACACTCCTACAAGCTGTGAAACGGTTCCTGAAGGCTTAACACAAGTGATAGCTGCAGACTCATTGATTCCAATTCTATCTGCTTCTGCCTTATTAATAAATCTTGCAACGTCTCTGATTTCTTCCAAAAACTTTCCAAGCTTTACTAGATCTTCTTTTCCAGACATAAACTTATGTCCGAATTGACCTGTTAAAGAAACTCCAAGCAGTCTTTCCTCTTCAGTGTTATCTTTCCAAATTTTACGAAGATACTTGAAATCTGTAAGGGTTGACTGCCATGTTCCAAGAACTGTTGCTAACTTTACCTTATTTTCAATATCTTTTAAAGAATCATTCTCACGAATTACAACTTCTGACAAGTTGCAAAACTGATAGGGGCGAAGGATAATTTCTGAGCATGGGTTAGTTCCGTAATGTATATCAGGGTCTCTCCGTCCCCATCTTGCTGCTTGCTTTTGAGCTGCTGCAACATTGTATATGCCACGCTCACCTGATTTTGAATCATATAAATTTTTCCATTCCGCAATAAACTGCTCCATCTCTGGTTTGCGAGAATATGCTACTGAGTTATTTGATAATGCACGTTGTGTATTGTTTTCCCACCAATTGCCAGACTTTGCTGCTGCCATCTCGATATCGTTGATATTTGAAAGCGAGATCATCGCAGAACGACGAACTCCTCCAACTACAACTACTTCTCCAATCTTACACATAATGTCATGTGCTTCAATTGGCTTTAGTTGACGGCCAGCTGCTCCTTTAAACTTTGCAATTGTAAAATCAAAAAGATTAATTAATGGTTGTGGTCCTGAAGAACGTCCACCCATTGTCTTAAGGCGAGCACCTGCTGGACGAAGCTTTGAAACATCGATAGCTGGAATTTGTCCTGCCCATAGCATTGCAAGAAGTTCACGATAAGCTTTTGCCCATCCAGTTTTTGAATCTTCAACAACGATTATAGTTGTGGACTTTTCAAATGATTCTGGGACGGCAGGAAGTTTATTAACATACTTATATTCAACCGAGAAACCAACACCTGTTCCACACATCAAGATATACATAGTTTCATCAAATGATCTTGGAGAGTCTACTGGAACAAACGAGCAATTGTATCCTGCAACATGATCTCTATCAAGAGCAGCTCCTGCAGTCATTACTGCTCTCATTGAGGGCATTACGTTTCTATCATATACTGCTTGCTTTAACTCTTTTACAAGTTTTTCATCAGGAGTATAATTAAATGTTTTTAGGTGTGAAATCATGAAGTCAAAATATCTATCTACAGTCTCACCCCAAGTTTCACGACGATTTTCTTCTGGCATCCATCTTGCGTACCTTGATAAAGCAATAAAATTTTCATAGGGATTTTCAATAGTTTTAGACATATACACCTTTTCTCCGCCTTGCGGTTATAATAAATTAATTGAGATACCAATTCTACCAAAGAAAGTTCTAGAAGGGAAGTACTTTAAGGTTTAATACTATAAAAATTATTTTTTTATTAGTTAACTATAAATATATTTTGTAGTCGACTAACTTGACATGTATTATAAAACAATGTTATTATTATAGTCCGTTATCTCTAATGGAGGAAATGCCAATGGAGAATATAAAAGAAAAACTTAGTGATGTTTTACATCATTATGTTGCAATAGCGGTTGGTTTGATGTTTTTATATTCTGGTTCGCCAGTTATAATTACTCCGTCAGCCGAGGCTCTACCAGCAGTGGTAGAATCTAAAACAGAAGCACAACTGAAAAGAGAAACGCTGGAAAAATTCAGCAATACTGTATACAAGCCTTCAGAGATGCTTACAGACAAAGAGCTTGCAAAGCTACTGAAATCTGTTGGATTTGAAGGAAACGCCCTTAAAATGGCGTGGGCCATTGCCAAAGCGGAGTCTAATGGACGACCTATGGCATACAATGGCAACAGGAATACTGGAGACAGTTCCTACGGAATTTTTCAGATCAACATGCTGGGAACTCTTGGCACAGATCGTAAAGAGAAATTCGAATTGAGATCAAATGTACTATTGTTTGATCCAGTCATAAACGCAGAGATAACGTATTATATGACTAAAGGCGGAATAGACTGGTCATCGTGGCCAAACTCTATTAGTAAAGCAAAGAGATTGATGATTCAATTTCCAAAGTAGTTAGGGGATAGATATTAAGATACAAGTAGTGTCTGAGTATTTAGCTCTGTCGAGAGAGGGCCTTGTTCCACAAATGGATTGTCCATTGGACCAGGGCCTTCTTTTCGCAAACTTAGATCATGAAGATCAAATATTTGTTTATTGTATTTCCTGCGACTACAAAAAATATATAGGAATTCACCTTTATAAAAACATGGAAAGTCTTTTAAATGGAAAAAAGTAATTATAATAAAGAATTAATTTTAAGTTTATCTATGGTTATACCATGTGCACATATTCCTAGAGAATTTATTGCTGACAGGGTAACAAAACATTTTGTAGAATATTTAGATAAAAGCCTTGAGGCTGGTAAATCTGTAAAAGATATACTATTAGATATTACTGGTGAAGATAAATATAATGGATGAGGCACAAAATTTAGAAGATAATTTGCCTATGGTAAATTATATAATGTTACATAGAATATATGATGTATTAACACTAATTGCTAATTCTTTAGCAAAGGATGAAGACTCTAGACTTCAGGTGTCTAAAATGGTAGAATATCATAAAGAGGGATTTTTGCTGGGCCCCTCCCCAGCATTTAGAACTGAGGATGAAAATGACTAAAGAAGAAGTAGTTGCAGTCATGGTTGCCAAATTTAATGAAGTAAATAAAAATATGGCGATTATGAGTGGAATGTCTGAGGAAGAAGCTGATGGCTTTATTGAGCAAAGCACTCCTTCTATCGAACATTCTATGATTGCTGTTTATGATGCTCTAGCTGAACAAAATATAGTACAATAATATTGCATGGGATGAGCATTTTTGCCCTCATGCATTTACGCCATTATAGGCGTCAAACCCCCACAAGATCCGCCTCTTGTTGGGGGTTTGTTTTTGCTATAATATAAGCATGGCAACTTATTTAGAAAAAGAAATGATTGATGCTGGGTATGAAGTTTCTACACCAGTAGAAGGACTATTGGTTGTTCACAACTTTATAACAGACGAAGAAGTTGAAAAATATTTTAATATAATAAATAATACAACACAGAAAGATTGGGAAGGCTGGTACACAAACAATCTTAAAACTTTTTGCTTAGAAAAATTTGGAAGAGATGACGTAGAAAATTTAGTAGCAGAAGGCAAATTTGAGATTACAAGTAACTGGCATGATAAAAATTTAGAGTTTATAGACAATCCATTAAATCATACTGTAAGCTCTAGACTTCAAAATATAATTAAAAAGGGAGAAGAGAGACTGATATGCTCTGGGTTCTATTTCTTCCAAAGAATGTACGAGGGTGTAGAGTTAGTAGCTCATACAGATCAATATACTGATCCATCAATTAAGTATGCTGCAGTCATATACATACATGACGATTACAATGCAGGAGAAATATTTTGGCCGAATCAAAACTATCAAATGAAACCTAAGCCAAAAGACTTACTTATATTCCCTGGAAATGATGAATTTAATCATGGTGTTAGACATGTTGCTGAAGGACCAATTAGATACGTGCTTCCTGCATTCTTAAAGGTTCCAAACTTCTATGAAGACAAAGTTTTTATAAGTCAAAAAGATTATGAAACTTTAAAGTAAATCTTTTACTAGCTTGAACTTAGAGTCTGTGTCACAGAAGAACATTGTAAAATTATATCTTTCTCCAGCAGAAACAGGCTTTACGGTATGAAAGACTTCTTCTGTCATCAAAATTAAAGTTCCTGGTTTTGGTTTTATTTCAATGTCCCCGTCTTTAACTTCTGTCCCTACCCTTTGAAGAAACTCTGGATTCTCTAAAACCAATTCTCCATCAGAATAATCATCATTTAAATAAAGCAGGGATGTATATATAATGTCGCCTTCTTTTTGCTCTGGATAAAAATGATTTTTGTCCTGATGTCTTACATATTCTGAATTATCTGAAAGCCTAGCTCCAAAACAAGTTATTATTCTTAAATCATTTTTTGTATTATACTGTTCTTTGAAAAACTTTTCTGAATAAGCAAAGACTTTTTGTAGCACTTGCTGAGAAGATCTATCATTTTCAAAAACATCGTATCCGCCTAAAAACCTATCAGATGATTTATTTTCTTGATAAATTTCTTTACATTTATCTAAAAGAATTTTATTATCTTCTTCAGATAAAAAGTTTTCTACTATAGTCCAACCTTGCATTTGTTAGCCATCAAATCTTGATGGGTCTTCTAGATCAGTTAAAGTAAGATCAAGTATTGATTTTGTGTAAGTGCCTGGAGTTCCGCCTTCTTCTGAAGCACTAGGTCCATCAAAATCATCTATTGAATAAGAAGTTGAAATGTCATCTCTAAACCAGATAACATCTCCTGGATTAATTTTTTCAACAACTCCATCAATTACTTTTACTTCTCCACCAGTTTCAAAATCATCTTTTGAAAGTCCTATAATTACACACCATGCTGGAGTTGCTAATGTTGCACCTGGCAACATAAATTTTTTAACAATAACTCCATTCTTATCATCGCTTGTCTTTGAAAGAAATGCTTGAGATCCAATACCTTCTGATTGAGCTGTTGTTACCACTAAGTTTTGCATCATGTTAACGTAAACATTGTCTACAGAGTATACAGACTTAATTGCATCTTTAATTTTTCCAATAGTTGCTCGTACCTGATCTCTGCCTTCATATGATTCTGGAGCAGTTCCTATAAAATTTGATTTAATAAAACCAGACTCATGCTTATTAGTTTCTAACTTAAATGAATCTGCGTAGCTTGAAAGTAAGTCTACCTCTTCTTGTGATAAAAATGCAGGACGATAATATACTCCTAAAGAATCATATTTTCTTTCGTTTACCTTTACTGTATCAAGTATCGCCATTATGCTCTCTCCATTAACCAAATTTTGTAAGAATTCTTTTCTGATTCGCTTCCATACTTATCTACCAAATATGCTATCTGCTCATCTGCTGTCTTTCCAGACATCCATTCTGTTGTCAATCTTGCTCCAGTTTCTTGAGCATAAGACTCTTCTACGTCTACAAGATTAATCTCCTGCTCTTTTGCAAGATCCAAAGCTAACTTAGCCATATACTGGCCTAATACATCTTCTAGGTTATTACTTTCAATCCAATTCATTTGGCTTTCCTCCTAATTTTTTCGGCAATTGCCATGCTTATATTATACCTTAAAACATTCTACAGACATAGGGGCCCATAACCCTTATATTCCTTAACAAAGTCCATTAGGTAGCTTATTTGCTGAGAGTATGTATTATGAAAAAATACACCCTCTACCCCCATAGACTCAAGTGACTTTATTGTGGTATATAGCTCTTCTGGAGACACAACAATATTGTCGTCAGAAGTTCTCCTAGGATTGCCTCCTATTACTGGAGACATTGACAGGTAAAAAGATTTTTCTGGGGGAATGGGCAGGTTATCATTTTTATACACAAAATAGTTCATGATTAAGGCATCCATCTTATAAGAATTTTGAACTATATCTGAGTGGTGGCCTGAAACATACACTTTATTTGAATCAGTTTTATATTGTTTATACTGGTCAATCCATTTAGTTAAAAATAACCTTCTGTCTTCCTGGGAAGATTTGTCATCTATTTCACCTAATACTCCGTTGTAATCTTTTTCGGAATCAAGTATATTTCCTGGAACTATATTTAATGAGAGGCGGCCTGGGGCAAAATCGTTAAAGGATTTTACTATTTGAGATACATATTGAGGAGATATCAGCCAAGGCCTGACAGCTACTATGTATTCCATTTTGCTTTCTTTATCTATAGAATTTGCCAGAGCTGAAAATGGATCTCCCATTTGTGCATATGCTAATAATACTCCATCGAATCCAGATTCTTCTAAATCTTTAAATGTTTTTTTAATATCATACTCATTATGTCTCATAAACCAGTAAAATTTCATAATGATATCCTAATAAGTGAAAAAGTGCGGCGGCGAGTGAATCGAAAATTAGAAACACTCATATTATTATACATGTATATGTTCATATTTGTCTTATAT